CCACCTCCACCTCCACCTCCACCTCCACCTCCACCTCCACCTCCACCTCCACCTCCACCTCCACCTCCACCTCCGTGTCCTTCCACGATCTGTACACAGTCATCTATACATTGCTGATCATTATTACACTGATTAGCACAACACTGATCTACTCCCTCATTCGGGTTAGGATTCGGGTTAGAATTGCATTTTTTGGCCGCGTCAGCGCCGCTTGGCCCCGACGGTGGTTTTGGTTTAGGAGCAGGCGCACATGGATCGGAGCCTTGATCACAATCTGGACATTTCGCGCGAGCGGTTACACATTGCTCGTGTGTCATTCCGGAGGGTGCCACAAGATTACCCCCACCGTCTGAAGTAAACGGTCCGTTTTTTAAGCACGGGCTACACAGATCTGAACCAACCCTGATCGGCATGGCATTGTAATGATAAGGATTGTGATGGTCTCCACTCTTGCCGGAGCTGTAGCCTTCGGAATGACCTAGCTTCTTGGCTAGATGCTCATAAGATGTTGGACAACCCATACTGGTCTTCCCGGTCTTTTTGCTTTCGAAAGCCGGAAATCCATTAAATTTTCCTCCTGCTTCCGATGCAGGTTTCTTTACTATTTCTCCGCTCTGGATTTGTGGTTTCAGCAGAGTTTCTGCTTTCACACAGTAACCGCATCTGGAACCCATAGAATAAAATACTATCGACATTTATATATGCACAAGAAAAACTCTCAAAGATTTTTACCTTTGAGAATGACAGACTAATTATTTTTCGTACATTACAACTTTAATTTTTTTATGCTAGCTTTGGTGGCAAGTACTTGCCTAAATGCATCGTACAGAGCATGGTGTTCAACTTTAATCGGGAAATCTTTGATCCTGATTCCAGCGAGGTCGAATAGTGTTCTAGTATCTCTTGCCGCCCAGAACATCCATGGGCAAGGTATATCGCATGCCTTATAAGCTTGTTCTAAGATAACACAGTCGAAAGTAGCTCCGTGAGACCATATACACCGTGCTCCTCTGAACCAAACACTAAACTCCTTGAGAGCCTGTACGAGTAAAACGCGATCCTTGTGTGTAAAGGCTTCGTATCTCGCTTCATCTCCTTGCATTTCCCACCATTCCTTCGTCTCCGAGGAAATATGCAGTCCCGCTTCGAGACAACTTTTAATCTTGATTCTCCTGTAAAATTGGTCAAGTTTATCCAGAGACTTCTTTGGACCACGTCGGTTAAACTTAACAGCTCCTATTGTTAGCACAACGGCATTAGGCTCCGTGCTCATCGTTTCTAAATCAATCATAACATCTGTCATTTACCCTTCTATGTCGTCTCTATAAACCGTTTGACTTGCTCCCAAGGAATATCGACCCCTTCGTGTGTTCCCGAAGAAGGTATATGGAGCGTTACTAATTCTCTTAATTCTGCAGCTGCATTATAAGAAACGTACTCATCTGTGGTACTATGTATCATTAGTGATCGACCTTGATAACCACGTAAGTATTCTGCCGTGTTGAATTCAGAGAACATAACAGACATGAAACTTAGCAGTGTATTGTTGACTATCGATCGAGCATCGACGAAAGGAGACAACAATACCAGCGTTGGTATCCCGTATCTACGTGCTGCATAAGTAGCTACAGGTGCTCCAAGGCCATGTCCAACAAGGATAATATCTCTCTGTTGATATGTCTGACGTAATAAAGCGGTCATATAAGAAACATCGTCGTAAAGTTGTTGTTCGCTTGGAATCCCACGACTTTTCCCAAACCCGGAGTAGTCGAATGCGAGAACAGAGAAGCCTAAGTTCTTGAATTTTTCAATGAAGTGCGCAACGTGACTCACGTTACCTTTATTACTGTGACATAGGAGTATTATTTTTGAACCGGGATGACCGTCTGCAAGCCATCCATGAAGATGTCCTTGGTTAACAACCTTATATGTCTCATTAATTGGGATGAAATCGGAGCTGGGGCGAAAATATATAAATCTTTTAGTCAGAAGCACAGAGAGAAATACCAGCACGATTATAGTTAATACAATTTTGATCAAAATCTCTTTCAGCTTTTTATCCATTTTGTGGATAAAAACCATAACTTTAAGTAACACAGGTATTATGCTCGAAGAGAAGCAAAGAAATTGATCCGATTGATCTTCGTTTGTTCGGGGATCATTTTGTACGACTTGACAAATTCAATAGCTGCATCTACCATGTACACAAAAGATATATTATCATCTTCAATAATAATGTCTACGTCTGAGAAAGCCTTACGAATATTTTCTGTGATTATGGGGTCCGGGACAAACTTCGATGAAACCTGTTTCTTAGGTCTAGGAGGAAGAGGGGGGCGCTTAATCATCGGGCGCTTAATCATCGGACGCTTAATCATCGGGCGCTTACTTGGACCTGGAATATTTTGCATAGCATCTGCTAATATTCGCAGCATGTTGTCATCCGGTACTTCCCCTGACATTTCCACTTCTTCTATCACTTTTACTATCACGTCTTCTTCATACGCCGGCAACTTTGCGCGAACTTTACGAATATCCTCGGCAGTAACTGAAGGTACAGGAGTTGTCGGGATATCACCTTGAATAACCCTTTTTCTCTGCATAGCCTGTTGTTCGGCAAGGCTATTGATATTGAGAAGGATGGTGACAGCTGTTCCAAGGTCAATATCTTGTAATCCAGGCTTTTCTAGCTCGTGAGTCCTGTCAAGAGATTTAATTCTACCTACAATATTTAAGAGAGCAGAAAAGATACAATTCTCTTTCTCATCCGGAATGAGTTTTGTACAATTCTTTGGTAATGAAGTCAGTCTCTCTATCCTGTTTAACACTATTGCTATATTATTGCTAGTGGATGTTTCAATGTGTTTCATAAGATAATAGATTGTTACCGCCAAACGCCTCCACATAATGTCCAGAACTTTCTCTCGATCAGAATCCTTGAAAAAATTAAGGAACCCTTTGTAGCGTTCTACCATTTGTATAAAGGCCATAGGGGCTGGGATTGTAATCTTATCCTCGGTAGCAAAGATGTGGGAACAAGGTTGGTATACATCATCTATCACGGTGGTTACAAATTCCGGAGTTAACACCTTTTTTATTCCGTGTTTAAGATACATATAGTCTTTCATGGTCAATACCACACTGCACATGTCTCGTACTCGCATATTGAACCATCTGTTTAAGAAGTCATTTTTGAATACATTGGAAAGAACTTCCAAGGACAGTACATCCCCTACATCTCCCATATCTCCACTTTTCTCCCTCTCTTTTCTGATACGGGCACGTAATAGCATAAGTTCTCTTCCCACGAAATTATTATCCATCCCAAGAATAGGGTCTCTCCTATCACCCCAAACAAGTGTGTCGTCTTTGGTGCTAAGAAGCGCATCCTGAAAACTTCTATTTTCGAACTTCTTCTTTAGAGCAATTTGTGTATTCTTTTTTAATTTTTCGATGTAGAACTCTGTATTAAGATGATTAAGTTTCCACTCAAGTTCATTTAGTCTTAAGAAATGACCGTCTTTATTTTTCAGCATTTTATATGCTATATCTTTTGAACTTTGACCCCGACGACTTTTTCGTGTTCCCGTACAGCAGCTGGCTAGCTCCTCGGCTATACAATAGTACGTGATAGAAGGATAGTTCTTTCCTTCAATATTGATCATAACTGAGTCATCCAGAGGAGATAGACCTTTAAAATTATACTCGGGATCAGGATTATTCCCCCATACTATTACATTAGAAGAACCCACGGACCCGTCTAAAACTGGCTCACTCTCGGCCTTTTCTTTTTTAGCATTTTCACGAATTCGTGCCGCCAACTGCTCCGCTTTTTTAATATCTTTTGAGCGAGGGGTTTTCAATTCTGTGATTGCATTATCGATCTCTTTGGAAAGGCTTTCGGAAAGCATGCCTTTCTCATAAAGTTTCTTAAGGTCGAGAGATGTCTTGACCCTTTTTTGAGGACTAATAGAGTCGATCTGTTGTCTGATTGCTCTATCATAGTCATCGGGATCCAAATCGTACTTGTTAGATTTCTTAAGCAAGTAACCGCAGTACATCTTTAGAATGAGACTGGGTATTGTTGTTTTAAGAATCTTTTCTCTTTGACTCGCTAGATACTTTCCACGTACCATGGCAGATAATACCTTAGGATTCTTCATTATTATGAATATGTCAGGAACAAGAATACTGCTTGATCTTGCACCGTAATTTGTTTTCTTAGCTTCTTGTATTATAAATTTCTTTCCCGGACCAGGAAAAATCTCAACCCCTTTCTTCTTCATTATATCAATAATCTCACCCGCGGGTAAAGAAAAGTAATCTTGCAAGTCATCACCGTCTTTAATCAATCTTACCAAATTAGAGTAAGCGAGATATACTTGGTATAAATTTTCATCGCGAATACTCTGGTTCTTCGTTTGGATTTCTTTCTTTCTCCCTCTTATTAATTTATTTCGAGTCGCCTCCAATATTTTACCGTAGTTATTTTCTCCGTCATTATATTCTCCTATACCCATCCATTTTCCACGACTGGCATATATAATTGGTCTGTTCCCAGTACCCAAAAGTTTTTCCAGCAACGATGGGGTTTGTTCCAGTTTGGCCATTAAAGCTACTTCTATAGCGTCCTTCTTTCTATCGTTAGTCTCTTTCTCGTACAACTCATTAAATTGATCACCAATACTCTCAAATTTATACACACAGTTAGCTTCCTCACATTCGGCTTTAGACCGTGCGTAATTATTACATCCATCATCCCCGATGCATGTACTTTTAGGTCTAGCTTTGCTAATCACAACTTTGTAGGTGGGTTGATTTAGCATATTAGAGTAAATATAGTTAGTGGCGGTAGGATACTTTGACCCATTAATAATTATATCATGTCGAAAGTTGTTGCTCAACATCGCATAAGGAGTTTTAGTGCTAAAAATATTAATCGTCGGCATTTGTTAATTATAAATATTAATATAGACTAAAATTAATTATGTATACAAGTTTGATTTAAATAAAAGCTATGTCTGAAATAAATGAGTGGTCTATTGTTCTTAACTGCTGACGACTTTCAACTATTTCGAGGAACCAAGGGAAGTATAATGGGTACATCCATCCCGGGTTTCTCGCTTATCCTCTTTTATTCTACTCAATGCGAGCATTGTCAGACATTAATTCCTATCTTTAAGAGACTGCCGGGCTCGGTTGGAGGGTGTCAATTTGGAATGATCAATGTCAGTCACAACAAGCGTTGCGTCATGATGTCCAGACGGACGATTGCTCCCATACAAGTGGTCCCCTATATTATTCTCTACGTTAACGGAAAGCCTTATATGCGCTATAAAGGGCCTCAAGATCCAAAGGAGATTGCAAGGTTTATCGTTGAAGTATCACAGCGAGCTCAACAGAGTTCTAAGAGAAATCCGAAAGCTGAGTCAAAAATTCAGAAAGATCCAAAAGAAGGAATTCCTGCTTACACAATAGGAAAACCTTTGTGTGGACCTGATGACGATGTATGCTATCTGGAATTCGACAATGCTTACGGTAAGACTTCTCAAGAGGCAAGACCTAGACGATTACGAAGGAGTATGCCATCTGCTGCCGGCATGGGTCCTACAGGTATGAATAGAGGTCGATAAATCTTATACTAATAATTTGGATTTGACTTTAAAGAAGTTAATTGTAACTATTCAGAAATAAACAATGAGCGGATTTCCACTATACGATAATTTGATAAAAGACTTACCAAAAAAGGACCTTAGAGTTAAAGAAAAGGAGGAATTTATCCAAAATATTAAAAGAATCAACATGGATGGTCTGGAGCTTGTGTATGCATTGATCTTAGTGTACGCAGGGCAAAATGAAAAAGAGGATAAGACATTCCATTTACCTTATAAGGGAATCAAAGAAGAAGAAGAAGATGACAAAGGGTTACATACTTTCTCTTGGGTATACACACAATTTCCCATAAAACTTCGCCATTTACTCTCACGTTTCGTTACTATACATCTTAAAAAACAAGAAGAAGAGGCTACAAGGATTTCAGCCGTTGAGACCTTGTAAAATGTTTATATATTAGAACCCCCGCAATTATTATCACTATAGTCACTATAGTGATAATAACCACGAATATACTAGTTTTTTTCCGTTTCTCCTCCCATAACAAAGGAGGTGGAGAAGTTGCTAGTTTAGATAAGTGTTTACCACCCGCTAATTTAATACTTGTTTCTGTGCCTTCCCCTTGTTCTATTGAATCGCAAAGTCCCCAACACCCTTCACGATTGAAAACATTATTACCTTTATACGTTCCACTTGTTAGAATATCAGGACGGGGAGCTCGACTCCATTTACCTGGGTAAGACACCGGTATAATGTCGTCTGCAGGGACCGTCTTACATGTTTTATTTTCACAGTAATAACCTTTCATCAAGGACTTAAATTTGAAGCGAGAAGTTAATGACTGAGCAGAACTGTGGGGTATCCCTAGGCTCTCAATATTTGTTGGATCTGCCAAGAGTGGACTATCGCTAAGATAGAGTTGGTTATCGTCAGGTCTCACAGCTACCATTCCAATATCTGCATACATTAATGAGAAAGTGTCAGAATACGTCACTAGATCTCCTTCTTTTTTATTATGATCGGTTGGAACCAACCTAAATGCAATACCGCTACCACCTAAAACCCCAAGCGCCCGCTTCCAAACCAAAGGGTTAATTCCGGCAGTCTTAACTTCCATCACATAAGAAGTCCCGGATACAGCTAGAATAAACTCATCCCCGTATACAATTGGTCGATTATGCACAGTAGTGGCGTTGGCTGTGCGAAATACGGGTTGTAATGTAAGTACGGAAGTAGCATCTTTCTTGAGTGTACAAGGCCCTGGTCCATATTTAATAGGGCTAGAAGTATCAAGCATTCTATCACCATCCGCGTCTTGTAATGAAACTATATCAGTGAAAAACACAATATTCCCATTACTGGGAGGAAATGGATATATCTTTGTATTAACAAACGCCGACATATTTACAACGTTAGGGTCCAGATCATACAATGATTGATTCTTGAGGCGATATAAAGGGTTTAAATTGGGATAAATTCCCGTGCGAAGAGGTGTACATATACTTTCGCCATTCTTAAATTTTGTATATAATCCCGTCCCACAGACATCGGCAGGACATCTTTCCATACATTCCTCTATAGTATGATTGCGATAGCATATTCCTTCAACTGTGTCATTACAGTCAGCCCACTTTATTTTGCTAAAAGTTGTATTGGGCCATATTAACCAATCTTGTTTTCTCCAAGGTTTATTTAATACATCTTCTTTTTTCTCAAACAAAGAAGCCTGATCTTTCTTAGAATGTAAATTGTTATCGTGTTTACTATTAGACATTTATTATGGATAATAAAAATGATATGTGATCGTAACTTAGAAATAAAGAAAATGAAAGTAAAATGAAACTTAGCATTCGCTCTAGTATTGCTCACGACCTCCAAAAGATATTAGAAACTAGCCCTACGCGATACAACTTCTGCTTTAGAGTAGGGATAATGACTCGTGATGGATTTAGAGATAGCATGAGTAAATGGCAACTAAAAAATATACAGCAAGAACTTAACAGTGAAGAAATTAAAACTCAACCCCGGGAATTCGAGGATATTTATACAATAGGCGGTGTATTCGACAACTCTCTATTATTAGGTAGGATAGCCAAAACTTCACCCCCATCGTCGTTACTTGTTCAGGGCTATGAACTCAAAGGTGCTACAGGAGCTGAGTATCGCATTTATATTCTTCCGTGCTCTATTCAAGTTGAATTTATGCACAGACCAAAAGATCTGAAGACTCTCTTTGATCCCATAAAATTAATTCATAGAATAATGAAACCTCTGCTTGGTGAACCTATTGAGAATCCTAACCCGATGCATAAACGCAAGGCTCCGGTACGACTATCTTCACAGAAGACTCCTAGTAATCATTGGGTAATAGCACCGTCTGTCGGGGAATGGGGAACATTGGTAGTACATAGTTCTACTGCGTATCTATTCCTTCATAATTCATCCACCACCCTTGATGCTAAGAATCTAATTACTCATAGTACGGATAATGGAATGCTGGTATTGGATGGATACTGGGATAATGACATATTCACAATATGCGACCCCATTACAATCAACGGAAAAGATGTTACAACATGTGGTATTTCACATCGTCTTGCTTTAGCGAAAAGAGCATGTCTCACATTAGAGTTCTGCAGAGTAACTAGTATATATCCTATGGGAGAGCTATCACAAAATTCTCTCGTTTCTAAATACGGAGGGATTATCTATATCCCTCGTAAAGATAGGAATAAAGGCCTGAATGTGTATAAATCGGTACAACGTATTGGTCTTTTCTTCAAAGTCACTCGGAAATATACCAGCGGGTTCTCATTTTTTGAACTCACCGATGACGAAGGCGTCTTCTTGGGGACAAAGAAATATCCATTTCATACACCTATTTCTTTGTCTCGAGAGGATAGAGATTTTCTTGATCTGTTTCCGCCATTATCTACTTTTGAGTTTCGCTGGGAAAATGATAACTTAGTACCTTATGCTCTTTCCCATCGTCGTTCTCTGTCTTCACGTTCAAACCAGAATGAATGGAACTTTCTTCATCAAACTCAAGAGCTATTTAAAAACACAGTATCGTCTCCTAAAGAATTAATGATGGCAAATCAGAGAAATCCCTTGAAAAAGCTTCCAGTGAATAAATCAGTTGTCTTCTATTCTCCGGTAGAAGGAGAAGATGTACTAGTCCGAACAGGCACTATCGGTGAAGGTTCCTGTCTTTTCCATGCACTTCTCCATGCATACTCAAAAGATTACGCTACAATGGATAGGAAGGGTCGTATGAAGTTCGTGTTTCGTCTAAGAGCAAGTATGGCGGGAAAAGTAGATAAAGAGAGTTGGGAGGAAATGGGTAAAGGAGTCATATCCAAGGTTCCCTTTCAAGAAAATGTTTGCGAGATCCTAGAAAATTTTTATAGTTTCGTACAGAAAAAAGACAAGGTTCGTGGCCGTAGCTCTCGTAGAGTAGTGAAGAAGCTTATAAAAAACGAAAAGAACAGTGATATATATGAATTACTCACCGAATTGGTACCTCTTAAAACACTGACTCTAACTTGTATCCCTAAAGGGTACGATCGCACACAAGATCAGAAAATTGACCAGACAAGTCTGGCTGTATGTGAAGAGGTTCTAGACCATCTCAGAAGTGTCAAAGAAGTGAAGCAATTAAGTGATAAAAAAATAGCATACATTGAGAAAAAAATGTCTGAGCTAATTCTAACTACTCTTAAAGAATCCAAGGAATCAGCTTACCGTTCTTATATCAAAGGTCTAGAGAGAGTGACTGAAGACGTTGATACTTACACTATTGATTTCATATCAGAACGTTTTAATCGAGATATTTATTTTCTGGATGGTACTAGGAGACTTCCTTATAATACATTCCCTACTAATGACAACCTTAAGGGTAGGAAGAGCATGGTAGTGCTTTGGGTAGGGGGGAATCACTATGAGATCGTTGGGCGTCTACTTCCTGGTAATAGGATCCAGAGAGAGTTCCCACCCGATGATGAACTAATCAACCGTATCAGAACTTTCCTAACTAAACCCGAGAAAATAAGCGAGATTTATCCAGATTTGACCGAGTATCTTCCTCGATCTTATCAGTCCGACTCTCCAAGGCGCCGTTCAATCAAGGATGACGATGATGACGATGACGATGACGATGAAAGCGTTGAGTCAGATCATTATTATGATTCTTCCGATAATGAGTCCGACAATGAGTCAGATTAACTACGAACTCTAATTACAAGTAATTAAAGTCAATTAATAAGGGTTAAAAAAATATTGCAGAGAAGATAAATGACAGATCTTAACGATAGTATAGCTAGATTTCTTCCTAAATATCCTAATATTGTACCGTATGAAGATGAATCACTTAATCCATACAGTGGTACTTTCTACGACACAATTTATAGAAAGAAAGAGTTCTACGATCTACGCTTGAGAAAGGTTGAGACCGTGCCTAAGGAACCAGGGGAACTTATGAATCATCAGAAAATTATAGCTCGTTATCTTTCTTCTCATACTCCTTATAATGGTGTATTGTTATTTCATGAGATGGGTACAGGAAAGACTTGTTCTGCTATAGGGGCCATAGAACAGATTAGATCTGAAGGAAAATTTCGTGGCGCTATATATATCGCCAGTGAAACTTTGGGTAAGAATTTTCTTAATGAGTTGGTTTATGTATGCACAGATGGGCGTTATATTCCTGAAGACCTTGGAGAAACTGAACGTATAGGTAATACACGTATGAAAAAAGCTGTATCAGATTACTATAAACTAGGAAATGATTACACATATGCCAAATTTGCGGGTCGGGTCGGACAGATGAAGTTACAAGACGTACGCAAAATATTTAACAATTATATCATTGTCATTGACGAGGTTCATAACCTGGCCGACAATAATAAAGAAGGCGCAAGTTATAAAAAAATGTGGAAATTTCTACACCAAGTACAAGGATGTAAAGTACTGCTGTTATCCGGAACTCCGATGAGAAATAAAGTCGGGGATATAGCTTCTATTATGAATCTTATTCTTCCCTTGAAGAAACAACTCTTCACAGGGGATGAGTTTATCAAGAACTATTGTGATAGAAAGAGCAAAGATCTGAATTTAATAACAGCTAAAGGAGCAAAAATTCTTAGCGAGGCGTTCAAAGGTCGCGTATCTTACCTACGAGGTATAACTTCTGATGTTAAAAGAGTATATAATGGTACTAGTATAGTATTACCTGATATTAAAGAACAGCGTATAGGATATTTTAAGTTATATAGAAGTGCTATGACTAAATTTCAAACGAACGCTTATATGAAAGCATGGAAGATGGATACGGATAATTATGAAGGTTCAGAGAAAGGGTCCGGGTACTATCGAAACTCCAGACAAGCATCACTCTTTGTGTTCCCTGACGGTAGCTGGGGCGCTAAAGGTTTCAATAAATATATTGAGAGGAGACAAGCTAAAAGCTCTTTGATAGGAAGACGCAAAAAAAGGAAGGCTTCGTATTCATGGACTTCATATGGTAAAAAATTTAGGGACGAACTAAAATCAGGAGGTGTCGAGAAGCTAAAAGAATATAGTTGTAAATATGCTGCCAGCTGTAAAATTATTTTGGACGCTATAAAGGACAAGAAATTAGTCTTCGTGTACAATGAATCTGTTAGTGAGGGGGGAATAATATTATTTACTATGATCCTAAAAGCTCTCGGGTTCCAATCTTCTGTGGGGGATAGTATTAGTGATAAGAAGACGTTTGCTGTTCTTACAGGTGCTACCGTTAACAAAATGAAGATAATTCGTCAGTTTAACAGAGACGATAATATTGAGGGTGGTAGGATAAATGTTATAATTGGATCACAAGCAGTATCAGAGGGAGTTACTCTCAAGAATGTTCAAGTCGAGATCGTACAGACAGCTTGGTTCAATTATGCTCGTATTGATCAGGCCTTAGCTCGTGGATACCGAGCTGGGTCTCATCGAGCTCTTCCACCAAATATAACTCAGAATATCTACCTACAGGTAGCCATTCCAAACAAATCGTACCTTTTAAAGGATTCTTTCAGCGAGAAGGAGGAGAAGGAGGAGAAGGAGGAGAAGGAGGAGAAGGAGGAATCATTAACTTCTTCTGAACTTCAAGGGATCGATGTACAAATGTACAGAATAGCGCAGAAGAAAGATATTAGCTTCAAAAAGATTGAGGAAGTTATGAGATCTGCGGCGTTTGATTGTGCTTTAACATATGAGAGGAACCATATTATAGGTACCCCAGATACACGTGAGTGCAATTACAGTAATTGTGACTATAAATGTGTTGGGATTTCGGGCGGAAAGAGCTTGTCAGACAAAGAGTTGGACTACTCAACGTATCAATTGTATTACTCTAAAGAGATTGTAAATAGTTTGATTTTAAAGATTGTGCGATTATTTAGGAATAAATTTATACTCTCTTTGGAGAATATTGAAACGGTCGTTGGTTGGAAGAATGAGTTTGAGGTATTAACGGCTCTAGACATCATTATAAGCAATAGCATACCAATTTATAATAAATATGGCTTTACCTCTTACCTACAGGAGGATAATGACATGTATTTTTTGGTCGACAGCCTATCTACGATAGGTTCATCTTCGATGGCTTTTTATACCAAATATCCCAACATCAAGATAAAACAGAATTTTGATACAATAAAAAAGAAGTATTTCGTGGACAAAGCTTTACCCCAAGCAGTGAAGGACCTATGCGAAGCTAAGGATGAATTTGTACCGTACATAAAAAGACTTCCTAATGAGTATAAAGAAATGTGCCTGGAGAATGCCATGAAAGTCTTGGTATTAGAGGAAAGAGGTATGAAATTTAAAGATCATCAGTCCGATCTAGCCAAGAAAATCATTAATTATTTTGATTCCGACATACGAAAGATACCTGAAAGAAAACTTATCGTATCATCCCTCATGCGCACCGATGGAGGATTCTTACGTTGTTTGGACACTAAAGGGGATAGCAAGAATCCAAAATCCTTAGAATGGCATAATTGCAGCGAGAAAGAAGAAGAAGATTATTCCACGAAACGGCTAAAAAGAAGACAATCCCTAGAGAAGAAACCATTCTATGGACAGATCAATAGAAAGGAGAAAAAATTCTGTATTCGCGACTGTAGGAAGGGAGGGTGTAATGTTGACACTCCTGGTCACCTAAAGACTGCAGGAGCGCAATGTTATAATGGCTATAATGTCCATACACTAGTGATGATTGCAACATTTTATACAGAGATGCAAGTCCCTGCTACGAAGGAGACAATAGATTACATATCAACGAGAGGGTGTGGTCCTCCTACAGACAAAAAAGATTTTCCCCAATTAAATAACATAAAAATTAGGGGTGGTAAACAAGGTATCCGTGTTGGAGCACACAAGATATCCCTCAAAGAAAAAGATCTTCGTAAATTCTTGTTGGCTAGCGCCGATGATTTTAAGAATAACGGGAAAAATGCGCACCCAGTTTTTAAAAAATGGTTCAAACCAACGGGAGATCTATTTCAGTATTTAGTTTCCTTAGGTGCTATTAAGAGTGATGATCCGTGGAAGGCGTTGAAAGCGGGTATTAAAAACATGACTCACGAACAAATGAAACGAATGGTATGGTATGGAACACTCCAAAAAACACCTATATGCATGTTCCTTTGTTCTTGGTTCAATCAAAATAATATCCTCGTTGACGATATTCACTGTGGATCTGGGAACAAACCAAAACCCAAGACAAGAAAGAAAAAGAGTTAAAAAAACAACTCTTTATAAGAAATGGATATTAATGATTTAGAAACAGGAGATATACTCCTGTTTGATGAAAGTCCAGATAGCTGTTGCCTATGTATGTTAGATAACTTGATTAAAACATGTACAAATTCTACGTACTCTCACGCGGCTATAGTCCTTAAAAATCCCCCATGGATAGAAAATAAACCAGGTCTCTATATATGGGAGTCAACTTACCATGGACATCCTGACCCACAAGATAATATTATAAAATTCGGGGTACAAACAACCCCTATAACTCAATATCTCCAGGATTATCCTGGTATAGTACGTATATACGTCCGGAAGTGTTACGCTTCTCAACTATGGACTGACGAGAAATTACTTCAGATCCATGCGCAAGTGTACGGAAAGACCTATGATATACTGCCACAGGATTGGTTTGAGGCATTAATTCAAGTTGACCTGTTCGAACCCAGAACCAATACATTCTTTTGTTCAGCGTTAGTAGCGTATATCTTAGTAAAAGTTGGAATAATCACATCGGATACCAACTGGACTAAAGTTTCTCCTCGACAATTATCAGTAGAAGGAGATAATATTAAGTGGATACATGATTATGGACCCGATAAGAAACTCAAAACAAAATGAAAATGAAAAACTTTTAACACTCTTAACATTATTGCAGAATCATGTCAACTAATCTATTAGCACAACATATTTCGACAATTGTTGAAAAATATATCAAGAGATACAATACATTGATCTACCAAGAGTTTGGGTTAAATGATTGCGAGCTCGAACCTTTATGGGAACAGGTCGAAAGAGAGCAATTGAACGCGTCGCCGGTGGTAATGAACGTCGCACGAGATTCTTGTTACGTGCTTAACCAGAAGACACCAGTGTCATCACCAGTTATAAAAACCTGTTCGAGTATAAGCTCTTCTTCGTCATCGCCGTCTACACCACCTAAGACTTTTAGCAAGACCCGTTCTCCTCCAGGAGCTCCTAAGAAGAAGAAGAAGAAGAAGTCCGAGAAGAAGTCAGATTCACCCCAACCTTCTCGTAAGATTTTACACTCGCCTATAAGTGAAAAAAAGAAAGTTACCGGATGTCCTTATGTTTACACTAAGGGGGCTAAAGAAGGGTTAAGGTGTGGTTGTAAACCAAAGGGTGGCAATACTTATTGTAGTCGTCATAAAAAGTATGAAGGTCAAGTACCAACCACTAAGAAGGTGCTTCCCCCCGCTCGACGATCAATAGTATCAAATAAGAGAAAGATTCCTACGAAAAAACACCCAGAAATTGTCCTTCACAAAGGCCCCAACGGGAAACACTATCATCGCCCTACTGGTTTGGTGTTTGGGCCAGACAAAGTAGCAATTGGAACATGGCTACGAGCCGGTGACAATCCTAAGGGTGTTGATGAGATAGTTACACTTACTGATAAAGATATAGAGGTGGCTAAAAAGCATATGTTTGCTTTTAGGAGAGAAGAGGAACCTGAACAAGTTATCGAAGCCACTAGAAAAGTCACCAGGTTACTTGAACCGGATAGCGCCAAGCAATTTCAAGAGTCTCTTTCGGATGCCATCGCATCGACTAATGAAAAGGCGCAAGATGTTGCAGCAATTCTTTCCGAGCTCCAGACCAGGAGAACCTCCAGTGAGGAAGAGGAAGAGGAAGAGATTGGTGATGAATCTGAGTACGAAGAAGAGGAGTTATTAGAGGAAGAAGATTAGCGAAAAGTAGTTCAAATCATTAATTAATATTAATTAATGATCAAATCTCGAGAGATTGAAATAGATTTCTAATATCATTTTTTATTTATTCTTATAAAGATGCCTGAAGGACCAGAATGTCGACTAACAGTCGATTATCTAAATAAAACACTATCTAACGAGAAAATTCTGGATTGGGTTTTCTGTGGGGGAAAATATATGGACGAAGAACCTGACGGGTTTCAAAAGTTCGATAAAGCGCTCCCTCTTACCGTGAAAGAAGTTGCATGCAAGGGTAAGTTTATATATTTCATTCTTGTTGACAAAAAAGGGGTAGAACATTATATACTGCATAGCCTGATGATGACTGGGAGATGGCAGAAAAAATACGATGATCATTGCAAATGGTTCCTTGAGATGGGTAACGGTAAAACCCTCTGGTTTAGAAGTTCGAGATCTCTATCTACAGTGTTGTTCACAACGGAGAAATCTTTGTTACAGGAAAAACTAGATAGTTTGGGGCCTGACATCATGACCAAATCATTCAGTCTACCTGTTTTTAAGAAACTAATTAAGAAATACCATAAACGTAACGTAACATCATTCTTGATGGATCAACATGTAATAGCGGGCTGTGGAAATTATATTAAAGCAGAGACATTGTGGTATGCGTCGGTTTCTCCGTTGCGCAAGATAGGAGAACTCAAAGAGCGAGAAGTGGAGCTAATATACGAAGCATTACGCGTGATCCCAAGAGTCTCATACAATAGACGAGGTCTATCATTAAAGGATTACGCAGATGAGCACGGGAAAGAAGGGTATTACTCCGGGGATCTTAAGATCTATGGAAAAAAATATGCTAAGCGGACTAAAACTGCTGATGGTCGAACAACTTACTGGGATCCAACTCGCCAGGTATAGATATATAACCCCCACAAGGTTATATATTTCTAGTCTAAAAAATTCTGAGACCTTTTATAAAATGGATGATACGTTTGACCAAACTTTAAAAAAACTTGGGGAAAAAGTTAGCCAAATCACAGATACTAATACTATGTCTTATAGTTCAAGTATAAAAGGAATTAGAAGTAAAATAAATATAAAATTAGTTCTTGTTTATGGAGTTCCTTTTATACTTACCGGTGTCGCACTTTTTTTCTTGAAACCTAGGTTTGTAGCACAAGACAACGATGAAGATTCTGAAATGAAGCTAAGCTTTCGAAAAATGCTAATCTCAATTCTGATAATAGGTGGTGTAATATCCATTCTAATTTTCTTATACTTACGTAAAAAAGAAATAAGACTCTAAGGATAAATGATTAACTGGCTATCCAAAAACTTATATGCGTCATTCGCTGGTCTCCTAATCTTCTTGCTAGGATTTATTATTGGAACAGGGATTGATATAGCATTCTTCAGTATGTATCGTAAATGGGATCCCTCCGAGAAAAACCGAGGAAAGTTAATAACATTAACTATACTACAACTTTTCATTATTTTCTTTATCGTTAATTCTACAAGTTCTATTAAAGCTCTAGGTAGTATGTTTCCATTTGGACTTATGTCTTCACAAGTCTTCTTGTTTGTACACGCTATCGAAACTATATCTCATGGAGTATTTGACCGAGAGTGCTCATGACTATGAAACCTTTCTAGACAGATAATAGTGCTTGATTAACCAATATAGAGCCATCACAGCTATAGCTTTGATAGCCAATAGAATGTACGAAGATTTATCTGTTATTGGGAGTACCCGCTTTAGTAAATCATCAACTGCTGGTAACGAAAAGACAATAAACAACAGGCCGATGATCAGGGAGTCTTTGGACTCAGCTACTAAACTGTCCAGTGTATTCTTATGTTTAGTGAATAGAGTATCCACTATCTGTAGTTCATTTGCTGTAGGTTGACTTTGGTCAACAGGTAATGTATCGATCAAATCTCCTGGGTGTCCTTCTACCATAGAAGCTGATTGTGAATATTGTATTGATGACATTTACTTCTGCTCTAATAAGGTTTTAAGCCAATAACTGTATGAGAACAAATGACTCTTTCACTACAGAAGCTGGAAAAATTACTTGGAAGAAAAGGTTTACTTCCTAAAAGATATTTCACTATTGGAGGGATGTGCGTCTACATAGAAGTCCTTGTAATAGAGAACGCGGATATATTCTTCTTATATATCCCTAGTAAATATGACATAAAGGCTCCTAAGAGCTCAAGTTCATTTAAGATTAGCGCAATTGATGTAAACGAGGATGGAACTATCGCGGGAGATTATGCTGGAGAACTTGATAACGCAGAACTTGAGAAAAGATATGAGGAGGTTGATATAGAGATTAATCCGGGTACTCAAACTAACGAGAATATTGAAGGAAGGCTTGTTGATACTTACAATCATCCATTATCTCTTCAAGATATTAGTAAACAAGATATGAAACAACTAAGAGAAGTCTTTCGGCAACTAAAAAGATTGAGACTATGTGTACAGAGTCTGAAATACAAGCTGTGCATTATATTTAATCATTACTTATGTTGCATAAGAAGAGATGATACGTTTGAGGGTTTTGCTATTAAGAATTTTTTTGGCAAAGATGAGAGAAAGCTATACGTCTCAATTAATTTAGAAGCTCTATATTCAAAGTTAAGTACTGTATCATTAGATGTAAAGACGATCAGAGAAGGAGTATACAGAGTCTTAGACAAGAATCAAGTCAGGCACACCAGAAATATACAAAAAATTTTAGAACATAAAACCGACTTTGTTAGTTCCTCTAAATTTATTAGGGAAAGAAAGAAAAAATATACTACTTATCTTAAGAACCTAGAGACAATGTTGGGAAAATTAAGGGAATCGGAGCTTAATATTATAGAGAGAATTGGTCAGATTAATGAACGTTATAACTCGGATGCTAGCCTGAAAGGTCTACATACGGATATAGAAAAAACTCATCTTGTAGCAAAAAACGAAGAAAAACTTGGTAAAATTAACTCGGTTAAACAAGATGTGGTACGTAACATACTTCTGATAAAGAGTAAGCTAGAAAATCTGTCATTGAAGGTGGATAAAGTATGTTTCGATAATATCGTGATGTTGAATGCTATTCTACAAAACTTTGTTGACATGACAGAATTTTAATCTGTTATTATTATAAATGTACTACCGAGTAAATGGCAAACCCTTAATAGAGGGATACGATAAAGATACTCCTGAAGTTAAGGATCCTAAACCTGTTTTTCCTTTATGGTTACTCATTGTGATCATAATAGCAATAATTGTATGCGGTCTTTGGTTTCTCTTCTGTCTACAAAAGAAAGAAGGACGACAAAATTTTGGTTTCCAATTCTATTAATTATATTATAAATGGTTGACCCCCTGTGTAGGGTATTATTAGGTATATCTCTGGTTCACGCCGTAAAAACACGGAGTTATGGGAGTGTATTGGAACGACGACTGCTGGTTTCTTAGTCATTTTGGTATACACAGAAAAGACTAATTTCGGAACCCAAAGAAGAAGAAGAACAATAATATTATTGACTATAAATAAATGAATATAAATATATTTCTTATCATAGCAGGGTTACTGGCGTGTATAGGACTGACTGTATTTGCTTATAAATGTATAAGAGAACGATACACTCTACTTCGATACGTGGGTAAACTTCCTCCGGTATTTCCTAAAAAAGACAAGGATAAAAAGAAATCTACCATCGATAAACCTTTATATAAAAAGTTTCTACGTCATAAATATAGTAAAGGTTCTTCTTACGATAGAGCTAAACTAAGGTCTAATAGATTCCAAAAGAATTATGTTTGATCTAATACCTCATTGGTATTACATCTTAATTATAAATTTTACTGGTGGCTCGGGGCACACAAAGTACGCACGTACTGAGTGTTGGCGTTGTTGGCGTTCTTACCGTAAGCATTCGTGACGTTGAAGAAACCACTGCAAGTACCCACTTTCTGTCCATGGGTAAGAGCGTTGTAGCCGTAACCCAAGCCATAAGACGGTACGACATATGCACCGGAAACTCCGCGCGTGCGATCGGGAACTGGGACCTTAAGCTGCCCGTTGCTGTTGTAATGCGAAAGAGTCGCGTAGGAACATGCTGCTCCGACTGTACTGTTGTTATATTCAGACATTTTTATTAGTGAGCAAGATTTTTATTTTTTTGCAATTTCGCTTCATTTCTCGCTGCATGATCAACAAGTTCATTGAATTTATCACCATTGTGGGCTTTAACCCATTTCCAATAAAGCGTTTTATCATTACTGACAACATCATATTCTTTCCACAAATCTAGATTACTCTTCCTTTTCCATAAACCCTGCGCACACTTAAGTGTAAGCATACTGTCTGTATTTATCTCATACTTAGCACCTGAAACAGTTTTTAGAGCCTCAATTACGGCTTTTAATTCCATGCGGTTATTTGTAGAAGATCTTACCCCTCCGCTAACGAGCCATGTGTTTTTGTCACCGGGAAAGCAATAGCTCCATCCTGAAGCACCACCTGGGTTCTTAAGACACGAACCATCGGTGTATATCTTAGGTATTTGGAACTCAGACATTTATATCTTATACGATTCTTTACTACAAAATTCAATTCTGAAATTGAAAAATAACTAACAACTTCAGGACTAAAATTAGCAATGCTTGCAGAGAAACACAGATGGAATATATTGGGTAACCATTTCAAGAATAAGGGGTTCGTTCATCACCAGACTGAGTCCTTTAACAACTTCTTGAACTTGGATCTTCCCAGAATTATTACCGAGGAGCCTCCTATAGTTATCTCAAGAGAAAGAGATTGTCCCAAGGAGCGATGCAGTGTAGACTATGAGTCATACACCATTCAGTTTAGCGACCTATATATACCCAAACCCACAGTAACAGAGGAAGATCGATCATTAAGGAGTTTCTACCCAGGGGAGTCCCGCCGACGGGACCTGACGTATGACTCTCCTATATATGTAAACGTTACGACAACTATGGATCATGGTGACGGAACACCACCCGAGATTGAACGAAACATGCGTGTGGTCATAGGGAGAATACCCATCATGTTGAGAAGTAGTCACTGTTATTTGACCAGTATGACTCCCTCCGATCGTATCAAAGCAGGGGAGTGTCAGCACGACTCGGGCGGCTATTTTGTCGTAAAAGGTAAAGAACGTGTACTTATTCCTCAGCTAAGAGGAATATACAATATCCCCTTAGTACTTAAACAAAAACCTCGTTCTAAATTCAAGTACCTGGCCGAAATAAGAAGCATGTCAGAAGAGACTGGGCACTCAGTACTCTTACAAGCGCTATTAGGTGTTGATGACCGTACACTAGTATTTTCACTGCCTTACATTAAGGAAAATATACCTATAGGTGTTGTATTCAAGGCGCTAGGGTATGTGAGTGAAAAGCAGATTAGAGACCTGATTGGTCTAGACTGTGACCTTACAAATAGATACGTACGTTTAATAATACGCGATGCGTTCTTTTGCGATGAAGGGTCTGACGGTCGATCCTTATTCATGAAACAGGACCAAGAGAGTAAGGAACAGAGAAGTCTTGAAACCCTTTGGTCCGACCTCGACGATGATGGAAAGAAGATTTGGAAAGACAAGATGACTAGAAATAATGCTCTTAATTATATTGGAAAATTTACACTCCATACCCTCAAGGAGGAAGATCGTCGCGCCTACGCTCTACAAGTTGTAGAAAGTGAGTTATTCCCACATATGGGGATTACCTCTACTCTCAAAGAGAAAGCGTATCTATTGGGTAATATTGTTCGTCTCCTATTATCTACCAGCGTAGGAATGAGAAAAGACGATGACAGAGACGATTATAGGAATAAGAGGATTGATTCTGCTGGTGTACTGTGCAGAGATCTTTTCAAGCAACTATTCAAAAAGTTTACTATGGCTATTGTATCCAGTATTGAGAAAAAGAAACAAAATCCGGATGCTATGGCTGTGATATCTCGTCTTTCGATTATAACAAATGGACTTCGCCATTGCTTCGGCACAGGAAATTGGGGAGTCCCCAAGAACAGCTACATTCGTTCTGGGGTCGCCCAAATACTGTCCAGACTTTCTTATGGGGCAACATTGTCAAATCTAAGACGAGTCACCATACCTGTTGGAAAAGAATCCAAGAATACTAAGATTCGTCAGATTCATCCGTCCCAGATCATGTATATATGCCCTTCTGAATGTTTTGATCCAGAGACAGAAATATTTATGTGGGATGGTACTATTAAAAAAGCAAAGAATATAGTAGTTGGGGATATTCTAGTCGATGACCTTGGAAATGCTACCAAAGTCAGAAAGACATGTTCTGGGTTTAAGAATATGTACGACGTTATCCCCGATAAAGCAAACTTTACCAAGCACAGAGTCACAGATAACCACATTCTAACACTACGTATTAGACAACATAAGACTATACTCAAAGTTACAAAAAATGGAAGAAGATATACCCATATGGTGAAGTTTCTTGATCGAAAACAACTAAAAATTCGCGAGAAATATTTTTGTTCTATCGAAGAAACCAAGAAGTTCATAAGTACTTTCCAAGACGATGACACCATTGACATTACTATTGAAGACTACCTCAAACTTGAACAAAGAACTAAAGACCATTTAGTTCTATTTAAGACCGATGGTATATATTGGCCCAAGAAAGAAATAAGTATGGATCCATATCTACTAGGGATGTGGCTGGGAGACGGTTTGAGTAACGGTAAAGGATTCGCCTTAAACTATAATACCGACCACGAAACTTTAGAATATTGGCAAGACTGGGCTGCAAAGAAAAATGCAGTTATTAGAAACAACGCGCGCTACTCTTTTACTGTATGTTCTAAAGTCAATGTAGAGGCTACCCATACTAATGGAATATGTAATCGAATAGAGAGTAATCCCCTGAAAGATGTACTTCGTTCGTATAATCTTATAGGGAATAAGCATATTCCTTCAGACTTCATAGTTAATGATCGAGAGACTAGACTCAAAGTACTAGCTGGTTTAATAGATACTGATGGCTCGGTTCGAGCAAATGGACGAGAGATTCGTATAACCCAAGGACCATCTAATTATCGTATTATAGACGATGCTCATAAATTATCGATATCTTTAGGTTTTTCGTGTGGAATAAGAGAAGAAAGAAGCCAATGGACAGATAAAAAGAGTGGTGAAAAGAAGTTCAGTACATATAAGGAATTAACTATTACAGGACCTAATATTCACGAAATCCCGACACTTCTACCATGTAAAAAAATAGTACCAGTTGCTAATAAGACTCAACTACAACGCGGTCGCAGTTTTATGAGCAGTAAGTTTAAGTTGAAGAACACAGGGATAGGCCCCTACGTAGGATGGCAGTTAGAAGATAAACGTGGACGATTTACTCTGAAAGATGGGTTAGTAGTTCATAACACCCCAGAAGGCCAGCCCGTTGGTATAGTTCTCAACCTGTCTTTACTGACCAGAATTTCGGCTAGGTTTCCAACTGTCCTAGCAAAAGAAGTAATAGAGGATTGCGAGGAACTGATTGCTCTTCGAGACTTCGAAGGTCCTAATGACAAAACCAAGGTTTTTCTCAACGGGGTTCTTATTGGCATGTCTGAAGACAGTGATGGCCTAATCGAGGAAATAATGGAACTTCGCTCTATCGATATGCTACCATACGACGTGTCGGTCAGCTATGACGACATTGACGATGAAATCCATATCTTCTCAGACGATGGGAGATTATTAAGACCGGTATTCACCGTATCTGGGGATACGCTAAATGCGAAGGAGGAGGATGGCACTGATTGGGACACTCTAGTTAATAAAGGGCATATTCGCTATCTGGATAATAGTGAAATAGGTAATGCTGTAGTAGCATTCAATCAGAACGAACTAAAGAAATACCATAACGACTATTGCGAGATAGCCCCAGCAATGATGTTGGGTGTCATGGCATCCATTATTCCTTTTCCAGATCACTCTCAGTCACCGCGTAACTGTTATCAAGCGGCAATGGGAAAACAAGCAATGAGTATGTTTGCTTTATCATATTTGACTAGAACAGATACGATTACTCATGTTTTGAGTTACCCTCAGAAGCCTTTAGTTAGCACCCAAGCAGCTAATATGATGGGTTTTAGCGAGATGCCATCTGGTATAAATACTGTGGTAGCAATTGCTTGTTATTCGGGTTTTAATCAAGAAGATTCTATTATTCTTAATAAAGGTGCAGTAGAGAGAGGTCTATTCTGGGCAACAACTTATCGTACACATAGCGCTGCTGAGAAGAAACGTGGTACTTATAATTTTGAGAAAATAGGAATTCCTCCATTGGACAAAAGACGAAGAGACGTTAACTACGGATTACTGGACGAACACGGAATTGTTAGATTGCGTCACCCAGTTTATACTGATAAGGATGGGAAGACATGTGGCGGTGGGGCAGTATTTGTACAAAAAGGAGATGTTTTAATAGGCAAAATTTTGGTACAAAGTACCAAATCAGGAGATGAAGAGTTGAGTGATAATAGTCTAGTACTAAGGAAGGGTGAGGAAGGATACATTGATAGAATTTTCATATCTACTACCCCCGATGGATATAAATTAGTAAAAGTAGTTATTCGAAAATTAAGGATTCCCGAGGTTGGAGACAAGTTCGCCAGTCGTTCGGCTCAAAAAGGCACGTGTGGTATGGTGTATCCTCAGCAAGATATGCCTTGGACCAGAAATGGTATATCTCCCGATCTTATCATGAATCCCCACGCCCTTCCATCGCGTATGACTATCAATCAATTGATGGAGAGTGTACTAGGTAAGTCTTGTTGTATCGATGGAAAGCTAGGAGATGCCACCCCTTTTACCAGTTCAAGTGTTAACATCGCTGAGAAATTATGTGATCGTCTTGGGATGAACAAGTTCGAGAGAACAGGAAAAGAAATGTTATATAATGGAATTACAGGGGAACCAATGGGAATGGTCTTTATTGGAACCGTATACTACCAGCGACTGAAGCATCTTGTTGATGACAAGATACATGCTCGGGCACAGGGTCCAAATGCAACCTTGACGCGGCAGCCTCTTGAAGGACGTAGTCGAGATGGGGGATTAAGGTTTGGAGAGATGGAAAGGGACTGTATGATGGGACACGGAGCATCAAGATTCCTGAAGGAAAGACTATGTGACCAGTCAGATCCTTATACGGCTAGAATATGTAGCATATGTGGAAACTTCTCTACTTCTATGAGTTACTGCAAGTCATGCGATACTGATAAAATAGCAAAGGTTAATCTTCCTTACGTCAGTAAGCTAGTTATCCAGGAGCTGAATTCTATGCTTATTAAGTGCAAGATTACAGCCAAAGATGGGTCAAAATGATATTAACGCGGGTATTAATAATAAATCAAGAGAGACGTGTAGTGTTGTTCGGATAGAATCCCAAAATATTTAATCATACCATAAATAGGTATGATTAATACCAAAGAAGTAAACGGATAGAAGATCCCATGATTACGGGTATTCTTATAGTACGCCAGCTTTCCACCAGCCATAGGTGTTTAATGTACAATCTCCGGGCCATCTAGGTTTAATCGCACAATCTCTATCAGGCCATGACGTATCGCAAGTATAAGACTCGGTGTTCACTCCAAGCTCTTGAAAAAGAGCGGTTTTAGATTTAGGGACTCCTGTGTAAGTATTACTACCACTGACAAAATATGGAAATCCGCGTACCCCTGAAGGGGCCTGTGTATGGGATTTAACAACAACCACCCCCTTGCCTATATCTTTTTCTAATAACACCATAGCTCTTTGGCAATACGGGCAACTTTCCATAGAGTAAAAAGTGATCATTTATTGATAAACCAGAAAAAACATATTTGAAATTATACAAGAATTAATAGCTTTTTACTGAAACAATGATTATACCAGTAAGATGCTTCACCTGCGGAAAGGTGACAGGGAATAAATGGAAAAGTTATCAGATTCTCTTGAAAGAGGGCAAAAACGAGAAAGAGGTTTTGGATCAACTAGGGGTACATCGATATTGTTGTCGTCGTATTCTTCTTACTCACGTAGAACTACTAGATAAAATGCTCTGTTATACACCGGGTCCACAACCGGGTCCACAACCGGGTCCACAAC